AGTAAGTAGATATTTATTATTATTAATTATTGCTGAATCAAGTACCTTAATAAAGTTATTTGTAAATACCTTAGTGTCTGTTCCTGTAATATTACTATATTCTCTATGTACACTCTTACCAGTCTCACTCTCGTAAAACTTAGTATTCTTTCTATCAGGATATATACCTACGATACTAGATAAAGACTCAAACATACTACTCATACAAACCCCTTATCTCTTATATCAGTTTCTATATCAAGTAAATCCATACTATAACCTCTTTGCTCTAATTCATAACAACTTTTCTCAAACATATTATAAAAATTAACTGTAGGTACTTGCATATTAGATTGTTTATTTATACTAGACTGACCTTTATGTCCTATATAATGCAATAAAGCTTCTAACATATCGTAGGGGAGTTCTATTTCGTCTTCTGAACTTGTTACTGTAGGTGGGTTAGCTTTATACAAGAACAGTATTTCTTCTTCTATTGGTGCTTTAAATAAGAAAGATGTTGGGGTTAGTTGTGTTATTTCGTAATCTGTATCAGAAGATATTCTTTTATACCTAAGTTTCTCTCCCTTAGAATTATAAATAATAAGTACACTACCTATATCTTTATTTCTAAGGTTATACACCTTAACCTCTGGTACTGTCTGTATAATCTCTACTTTAATAGACAGATTAAATCTTTTATATAATTCTATTAAACCAAGGTTTATATAGGATAATAAAGCGTCTGTATCTGTTTTAAGAGATAGTTGTTTTAACTCTCCGTATTTAGCATGATTTATTATTTCTAATACTTTCATAATTTATACCTAAGTTTTTATAATAGTAAGTAATTAATACCTTGACTGATTACTATAAACCTTAAAATATTTACTCATACAATTTATTCAGGCTTTTCATATACAAGACCTTGCTCTAATATATAATCCAGTGCATCCTGTTCTGTTCCAAATTCAACTATTGTATGCTCTGATGTAGTTTTATCGCTGTCTGTACCCTCGATAAGAGAGATTACTTTAGTTCCATCATGCACTAATCTAAAAGCCTGTCCCGATGCTATATTTATTATTTTCTGCTGTATTGCCATGTATTCTCCTTATGGTGTGTCGTATGTTATAGTACAACCTTTACTCTCTAGACTTGCTATTGCATCTAGTCCTGTCTGAGATGGTACTGAATTACCTGAAACATTTATCGGACAATTTGTACTGCCTGAGTTGTCCATGTCTACTAAGAAATTGTCTATTTCTGTTTGGGATAAGCCTAATCTGCTGATGTTTATATAACATGTTAGTGTTGGTATTGTGCCTTGTGTATAAGTTGATATATTTGTATCATCTAATCTAACACCTTGATACTGTCCAGTGCCTTGCAGACTCGGCATTCTCTGTATAATTTTCACATCTCCAGTAACGTCAGTGCTCGCAACAGAAAAAAGGGTAATATTACTGACATTAAATATATCATTTATACACCCGGAAATATTTGTGTTAAAAAAATTAATTATTTGTAAGCTATTCACACTATTTAGATTAATAATGTCGCCAGTAACCGAGGTGTTATTTAAAAACAGCTCTTGTAATTGGCCTTTATCTTTCAATGCAATAATGTCGCCATGAATACCGTATAAATTTCCGAAATGAATTTTTTCTATTTCGTTAAAATGAGTAATCAAAGATAAATCACCATAACAACCAGTACCATACAACCAAATAACATGTAGCTTTATTAACGGTTTAAGATGTTTAATATCTGTTGTCACATTAACATCATTAATCAAAGAAATCCCAGTAACATGATCATTTTCAACAGTAATCCCAGCCCAGTTCCCAACAACCGGATCAGTTAGCCAACCTGTATTATCGTTCCAGTTATCTCCGTTTCCGGAGTTGTAGAAGTTAATTAGTGCGTCTGCTTCGTATTGAGGTACATCTGTTACAATAATTTCAGGCGGTTTCTTCATTGTCGGATGTAAAAAAGGAGATCCAAAAGGACTACCTAATATTTTATTCATAATCTACCTCACACAGTAGTAATAAATAAGCCTACAGGGTTTACAGTAACAGGTTTAATAAATCTTACAATTAAAGGTGCATAAATACTAATAACATTATTATCTACATTTAAACTTACTACTGCACCATTTATTTTCAAAGTAAACCATTCTATACCATCGAAATATTCGATAGTTATTTCTTCACCATCAGATAAAGTACCTGATAAACAAAATGACATAGGTACATTAGGTGCTGGAAATGCTTTAGCTGGTAGAGTATATCCCCTATTATTAGTTATTTGTATACTGTCTGAAGTTACTGCACTTACAGTTTTATCTATTATATATTTCATATCAAATCCTATACTATGTAAGAGTTTAACGGTGTTATGTCTATAACATCATCTATGTCACTTTCATATACACCACTATAGTTTTGTTTGCCAACCATTTCTTCACTAGGCTTCCAAGCTTTTAACAAAGGTAATTGAGAAATACAGTCATTAATGTCATCATGTCTTGCTTTCATACCCGATGTAGTAACATGTAATATTTCATCTAATGCTTCTATAATTAGAGTAGTACCTTTTAATTCTTCTGGAAACCATATTTTTTTACTTTTAAACAGTGGTACTACTGTAGAGAACCTAGTTAATTTATCTGTAGAAGGTCTAATACCAGCTTCTTTAGATTTCTTATCACTAGCGAATGTAAAATAACAGTTTCTTATTACCATTTCATTATACATCCAAGATATAAACCCTTTCTGCTGTCCTGTAATCTCTACACCAACCTCAAAGGGTTTATACTGTGCAACTAAACTAAATAGGTCATCTATATTCCTATCCATTAGTTGTTTATTACACACACCATCTACTAATAACCAATCACCGTTAGATGTATAAGCCCATACTAATATAACACTATAATCTGCTGAATGTTTATCCGATACTGCAAAGTCTGTAGTAATATAGAAGTTATACCTGTCTTTATTCTTTAATACATTGTCTCTTTTAAACCATACTATATCTTCTTTACTAACCAATCTATCTTCATCAGATATAATTCTAAGCATTAGCTCTTTATTGAATACCTCAACCATACCAATAGACAATAATCTATCAAACTCTTTCTTAACCTTTTCATACGGAAATCTGTCTTCCCATGCACCTACAAACTCTTTCCTACTACAAGGGAATGACTCACATATAGGATATACCCTAGTATTCCAAGCATCACTACCAGCGGCTTTATATAATGGGTCTTTCTTATTGAACGGTGTACCTGTCCATATAACAAGCTTCTTAGTAGGGGAATATAAAGCTTGTTCTACAGCACCATATATTATTTGTTCTATATCATTAATAATGGTAGGGCTATTAGCGTTCTTATCACTCATCAAGTCATCTAGGCAATTATGGCTTAAACCGAACTCTGTAGTATAGGTATGAGACGGAGTATTTATAGGTATAAATTCATATTTTGTATTAGTCTTAGTAACTTTTTTTACTTTTCTAAATATATAACCATTTTCTATGAAACACTCTTTAGTATCAAAGGAAGAGTCTTTAATATCATACCCAAGTATATTTTTAACATTATCTCTAAATCTTATTTCATATTGATGTTTTGTGTCACTGGTATATCCAGCAGGAAATGTAGTTTTACCTACTTTTTTTGTATTCCTTATATGGTAAGGTAATCCCAATCTTTCAGCTATTATACCAAGCTGTTTTAGTACAGTAATATTTACACTGTTTATTCTTATTTGATTGTTCTTATAGTCTACAAAACCATCACCTGAAATATACCCTAATAATATTTCTTTTTGTTTGTTTAAATCTAATTTAAGAACCCATTCTGGCATATCTTTAATAGAATTACCTTTATGCTGATTTTTTAACCATCTAGCTAAAGCCCTATCACAACATGACATTTCAACACAGCCTGCTCTACGTATAACATTATCATATATATTAATACCACACTCTTTTGCTTTAGCTAAAAGTGTGTCTATTATATGTCTTTTATCCTCAGCTGATGCCATATAAAAAGATATTTTACCTGTTTTATTAGCAGAACCATCTGCTAACCATAATCCATATAACCACCAAAAACTATCATGTAGCATAGAATTATGTACTCTATTAACAACCTCTTTACCTGTCTTTTTTATTCTGCCAAACTTATCTCTACCTAGTATAGTAGAAGCTATAAATTTTATTTTTTCTATACCCCCTACAGTATAGTCTATAGGTTTTGCTATATAGTGAGTTACAAAAGTTTGGTTTCCTACAAGTGTCTTAAAACAAAGCTTATTGGCTTCTACCCAATCTATATCTGAATATTTTATATCAGTAGTAGATTCAGTAGTATTATTTATATATTTTTTATGTCTAGTTCTGTATAAGGTCTTACAAGCATATTTATGATCCTTATTAACAATTTCATTATCTAATAAGCCAAATAGCTCTATAGAGTACCCATAATCTATTGAACTAGGGAATACTACACCTTTGTAATCTTCTACCTTGTGTGTGCCTAATTCGGTGGTTATAATAGTACCTTTAGCATGACAAGCAAATTGTGGTCTCTTACCATAAGCCTTAAATCCTCTAACACCTGAAGTGACCCCAAAGGCTTTTATAAAAAGTTTGTGCCCATTAAGATTAACAAACTCAAATCTACCCTCTAGTATCTTTACTTTCGGTAGATATTTTTGTAAGAACTCGCTATTATCATATCTTGATTGTAACTGCATCTTTAAGCTACTAACACCATTATCCATAGTATCAGCTATAAACATACCAACAGATAAATTCTCATATCCTTTAATAGGTAATCCACCATATATTGCTATAAACAGTATTAGGTATTCTAGAGTAGATGTTTTAGCTAATCCCCTAGCGGCTACAAATAAATTATGTGTATGATATTCTAGCTGATCTAGCATATCATAATGAACTATAGGTGTTTTATTATCTTCACCTTGACCACCGTTTACTAATTTAATGAAGTTTACAAAGGTAAGAGCAAATTTAGATGGATTACTATTAGAATACATATTCTTATAGTCTACACTATTAACTAAATCTTCTAGTTCCATCTTTTCTATTAGCATTAGTTTTCTTCTTCCCCTTCTTCCTTGTTAGCAGGTACTAAAGCAGTTTCAGCTATAGTTTTTAACGGTACACCTTTATCCATCATTTCTAATTGTGTAGTGGCTAACTCTTCCATTAGTTGCTTTAAATCAGATACAGACTCACTGTCTTTAACGCCTATATTAAGCTGTACTACTTGGTCTTCTGGTGGTTTAGTATAGTTAAGAACTGTATTACAGGCATTAACTCTAGCTATATCTGACTTACTAGTTTTCATTATCTTTACAGCTTCTACTAAGGCTTCTTGAAAGTATGGTGCATTATACACGTAACTAGGTACTATAGTCTGTTGTAGTATTTGTGTTACTAATTTAGAAGATTTATATTTATGAGTATACCCTGCTAACATCTTATCATACATTTCAGGTCTACTAGCATATTCTACCCTCATCTTCTCTATCTTATCAGGAAAAGTGAAAGCGTAAGCATCCTTATCTTTATGCCCTAACATGATAAAGGTTACAAATCTGATAGCATTAGTATATTGGTATAATGTAAATTTAGATTCGGATAGTATCTTGGAATAGGTAAGGAAGTTGTCTCTAAATTCTTCTATTACCATATGGTCTGTTTCGGCAGTATTAATAAAGTCTACTATATCATCTGTGATAATAGTTTTAAATCTTTTAGGCATTACATCTAATAAGGTTTCTTTTGTAATCATGTTACCTCCATTAAAATAACATAAATGTAAAGTATTATTTTTGTAAAGTCAATAAATAGAAAACCCCTCTGTTTCCAGAAGGGCTTCTACATTCATCTGTTCTATTATATTAACTTAAACTAAAAGGAGTTTATACATATATAATTCATATATATAATATTGTCTACTATTTTTATCTATAATCTTTTATCTTACCTGTTAGTTCACTTAAACTCTTACTATTAACCACATAGGTGTATTTACCTTTATCTCTAAACCATACTAATGGATATCCTGTCATACATTTCCTACAATCTACATGAAACATTATATCACTACTATAATTATATCCTCTAGTATCAAAATATACACCAATTCCTCCAAATAAACTACTACCATATAATTTATACAAAAACCATAATATATCTGTATCCTTAGCTATAAAGAAATCTAATGCATCACTTAACCTATCTACAGCATAATGTCTACTAGTCTTGCTACCATTAAATCTAGCTAATGCACCATCCACCCTACTAGGATACCAACTAACATCTGTTATACCTCTAGCTGTATTATACCTCTTTAATGCACTAGGGTCTATATAGTCTACTTCTTTAGGATTAAATTCTGACCTCTTAAAATACTGACTTTTTCTCCAATTGATATTATTCATATGCCTCCTATATGTAACATTGTTGTCGTATTAAAGTATTTCTATCATTCTTGTTTTACCATTAACTATCCTAATATCCATTATCTCTTTAAGGTCTGTAGCGTTAGCTTTCTTATCTATACATTCCCTATCGTACAGCTTTTGTAGCTTATCTTTAACCTGTTTAGCAGGATACCTATTACCTTTCTTAAACATTTTTTTTATCTTATCTTTATAGTATCTATAATCTTTAGAGCCTATAAGACCTAGTTTCTTCTTAGTATACTTTTCTTCTAAATAGACCTTACCAAATCTTTTATAACTCTCTAGCACTAAATCTACATACTCTTTATACTGTTTATATTTATCAACACTGCCTGTAGCTATAAACTCATTAGCTACGTCTTTATATGTAGGTTTACTAATCACAACACTACCATTAGTATTAACTCCGTTTAAATATCCTGCTATATTAAAACCTTCTTTATATTTAGAATATATTTGTTCTATAAAGTATGTATCTGAACTAATAAGATTATTGTTAATAACAAAACTATCTATCTCCTTAATGTATTGGGAGTACATACGAAAGGTATTATCATACCTAAACCCTCTTTTATTACCAACAGCTTTATTAGCTTCCCAACTTATAATCTGGTCTGTTACAGATTCTTTAGTTCTTTCTATAGTCTCTATCAGTTCAGCTCTAGTAAAATCATCTATCTTTTTATTATATAGATATAAGTATTTACCCACATGGTTATTATCACTATTTCTAATCCTAGACACTGCTTGTAGTAAATCCACATTAATATCTATCATAGTAAAGTCTCTATTAATTGTACTAACAACTATAGATATAGCTTCCTTATCATATAAATCTATTCCTTTAAACCCTGTACTTGTAATAAATGTGAAGGTAGGAAGTTTACTATAATCTTTAATTCTAGGGACACCTTTAAGTTTTATACTAGTATTAAGACTATTGCCTGCTATAACACCTACATCATCACTCTCATCTAATCCACTGTCTTTTAACACCTTCTTTATAGAAGACACAGAGTTAATAAATATAACTGCTTTAGTTATTTTTGTATTATTAAAATAAACTTCATTATGTTCTGCTAAAGGCATAACGATTTCTTCTACTAAGCTTTTAATAGGATAGGGTCTTTCCATAAGCATAGGAGTAGTTTTAATATTATTACCCCACAGTAGCTTAACCTGATCTAGTTCACTAACCCATTCAGGCATATATTCTAATGGTATAGGTGTAGCAGATATCATACTAAGTCTATCTCTGTACTTGTAAGCAACTTTAAACAACTCTGTATTAGCATCAGAGTCTAGCATACTTATCTTACTCATACTCTTTAGTTTCTGTCCTTTTAATAGTTCCTGACTCTCATCTATGACTAGCTTACACCTATCTAATAGATACTCTACTTTACCTATCGAATCATAGGTAACCATAATTTTAATTACATCAGTGTTATTAAGATATTCTTCTATATGTTTAGAAGTAGTATTACCCTTTACACCTAAGATAGAACCACTAAACCTACTATTAGGATACTGGCTAACCTTATTATCTATTAATACAATATTAGGTACTGCAACTATAGTATCTATATTATTTTCTAAGGCTACACTAGTTAGACCACAACCCGGTAGTGTTTTATCTATATAACCTAAAGGTATCTCATCTAATGTTTCACTTGCATACCTTCCAATACACTTAATTTCTTTTAAATTTGGTAGCATATAAAAGCTTTCTTATTAAAATATTCATCGCAACATAATGCACACTATTATTAATATATTCTTATACTTATATACTATATGGACTTTTAAAAGTCAACTTTATTATAGGGGTTTTTGGGTAATTATTTATCGTAGATTTATTAGAAGAATTACGTATTATTATATTAGTATCTGAACTTTATAATGTCCATTTTCCAGTTTTCCTCACTTTTAAAAATTTGTCCCATTGAAATTTATATTAGTAATAATTTCGAGTGTTTACAGGGTAAAAGAAGTAAAAAGGTAAAGTCATTTTATACAGTTTTTGTAGAAAAATTTGTCCCAAATTTATTGGGGAAAATTTAATATTATTACAGTGGCTGGAATTTATTGGGGTATTTTTAATATTTAGTCTGTGGTAGCATTACTCCTAGTATGTTAGGCTGACTAGTAATCAACCTAACTAGGATAAAGTTTATTCAGTTAGTGATATGTTGAATTTACCATACATCATACCTTCTGATCTTCTGCCTGTAGATACTTTTTGTAATTCCTTTCTTATTGTTTCTACGTTTTTGTAAGGCATTTCTTGCACAATAGCTCTAGCTCCAGCTCTTATACTGTCGTATTTTACACCATTGATATATATGGTATTCCCAACACTAGCTAAATTTTTTTGTTCATATGTTGTCAATAACGTAGTTGCTTTAAGTTTGTTTTCTATCTGTGTTTTTATTCTGTATAACTTTTCATACTCTTTTTGTAATTTTTCCCATTCTGCTTGTAGTATATTACATTCTTTCTTTAGTTCATTTTTTTCTTTCTTTATTGCTTCAAACATATTTTTTAAAATTAGATATTCTCTACTCTTTTTTACATCATGATAATATGTGGTATTTTCTTTTGCTGTACACCATCTAAGGTTACAGATTCTATTATCTTTTTTGTTTTCGTTTATATGGTCTATTGAAACCTTACCTTCTGGGTTAGGTATAAAAGCTGAAGCTACTAACCTATGTACAAGTACACGTCTTATAGGTCTGTCTGGTGTGTCTTCCTTATATAAAACAAATTTATACCCCTTATTTGTAATATTACAGTTTAGTATTTCAGGTTCTTTTGTTTGATAATATCTTACAACATTACCGTCTTCCCTTATACCTTTTCTTGGTATACCTTTATACATTTCAAATACCCTTACTTCCATATTGTTGTGCATTAAAGTGTTATAAAATTTAATAGTATCCATATTGTTCCCTTTCTTATAATGTATAATAATAAATATAATACTACCAGCATATGGGGGTATTGTCAAGCAGTGCTGGTTTTATTACAGAAAATTGTATGTTAAGATGGATGCCGAACTCCCGAATTCCCACCTAAATAAAAAAGCATAGCCCCCCCTATAACGCTACAGTCCCATTACTTCTCTCACTATTCTACCTAGTATCCCTAGCCTATTCCACCTAGCTATCCTACCTAGTATCATTGTTCTCCCTTTAATAACGGAATCGTTCTGTTCCTTTCTATTAACTTTAATGGAGGTTATTATGTGGTTTGTTTATTTGATTTGTATAATCGTTGCTTACGTAATTCTACGTAAGCAGATTAAGAGACTCGTAAGGGTCTCTGATGAGTACGTGGCTAGGGTGAGTCTTGAAGCAATTCGTGACCTGAAGTCTAGGTCTAAAACGATCGAGCAAGACCTCAAGGAACTTGAAGAAGTTCCAATGCCTAGCGAGCTAGCTGATAAGTACTTCAGCTAGTTCTTCGAGAGGATACCTTCGGGTATCCTCTCTATTTTTTATCCCTATAGATACAAACTTAAATCTATAAGGGGGTTATTATGAAGGTTGAAATTATTGAAGTTGAAGAAGGGTTTCTTTATTCAGTAACCAGAGAATATCTTGGTGCTGTTTTGCTTCATGAAAGGTCATTTATTCAGGAAGGTACTATGAGTTTTAACGATATTCTCGAATGTGCTTATGCTAAAAGGTATCCCGAAAGAATACTAAATACCACATTCTAATACTATAAGCCTAGCCTTCGGGTTAGGCTTATATTTTTTATCCCTATAGAAATGATTTATTTTATTAATTTTGATTAAAGGGGATTAAAATGGACAACACTTACAATTTGAATTGTAGAGAAACCTTAATGGAACTTCTTCCTGAAGAACAGGAAGAGGTTCTAGCTTTCCTTGAAAACTGCGATTCTGATAGCATGGTCGCTATCAGATTAGAAGATGACGAGGACGAACAGCCACGTCTATACGGCTGTTACGCCTTGGAGTATGATGAGTTCAGGAATTATATGAACTCTGGCGGTACATGGAACCATATTCCCGCCAAAAAAATGTGCGAAGTCTTAAATTTAATATAATCAATGGCCATGCAGATAATTCTGCATGGCTTTTTGTTTAAAGTCTTAATCCTCTCGAAGTGAGGCTTATTTCTGACCTAGGCTACATGCTTAGCTTCTCATTTTCTTTAACCTTTATGTTACACTTGTCACACTTGTTACACCTCAAGACAGAACAACATCCAGTATAGCCATCTAGTATATTATCCAATATCCTTACGATACACATACGATACATCATCTGTATAGCCATACATATAGTCATCCAGTATAGCGTGACAGTATACCTCTATATGGCTAGGTTATATAGTTAGGTTATATGATAGAAATGTAAAAGTTTTGTAAAACTTACTGTACACATATTTACTTTTTACTCAAAATATGGTATAGAACAACCTGTTCGTTGTCCTCTACCAGTGTACAGAGTATGGTGACTTTAACGAATGCTATTCTTCCTTACATACTAATAAATCAAACACATTCTAATACTACTAACGGTGTGTTCATCTATTTACTGATAGGATATGTAGGCTATGTATCTAGGGATATGGTTAAGCCATACACCAAAGTCATATAACCAGCTATTGTAAAAGTTTTGTAAAACCTATCCTACCCTTATTTATTTCACCACATTAATCATACATACGACATTCTTGTCGCATAACCTATAATATCAATACCTTTAACACCAATCTTGTAACCTACACACTACCCACATTAATACACCAACCCTACTAAATCATACATATCCTTCATATTAATACCAAATAGCCACCATACAGCTATTTCTTATTTTCCTATACTATCCTACTAATCTTCTACCATCTCTATATATTCTGTCTAATAGCTGTATCTAATCGTTTATATTCTTATATTCTACTACCATCCTATCCCTTTAGTTATGAATTTTTATTTATTAACTTTAATTAATGGAGACTACCATGACTATTTCAATCAAAACCAAAAATTCAGTTGCTAACCTAGTTCGTCAGACTTTGAAAGCTGATGAGAAAATCGATCAGCTTAGGTCAGAAATCTCAGTCTTGACAGGCAGACCTTGTTGGACTGAAAACGGCTTCCGTGATGGGAAGCTGATTGGAGTATTGAGAACTCTTGGCTTCGAGTTTAAGCAGAGGCAAGACCTGCTTGAACTTACCAGTATCCCTGAAGTCCTTCTTGATATCTTTCTCGAAGCTTGGGGTCACCCTTGCTTCATTGACAAAAAGACTACCTCAATAGTCGAGGCTAAACCTATGTCTATCGAGACTGTAAAAGAATGTCTCGAAGTAGCTGGCGAACTTCTGAGTGTTAAACCGCACCTAGTTGACATAACAGAGGCTAGAGTAGCCGAGAGATACAGGTTCTTTGAAGAAAGAGCCAAGGCTACATTAGATGCTCTCAATTAAGTAATCAATAAGCACTATTAGACCTGACAAGTCTGGTAGTGCTTATTAAGTTTTTATCCCTATAAATACAAGTTTATTAATTTTAAAAAAGAGTGAGGTTTATATGAGTACAGAATTGAATGCAGCAGAGAGCTTTATCGCTTCTTTTGATTCAGAAGAGGCAGTAAATGAAAGATCTCAAAGAGATTCTTTCAGAAACAAAAACATAAAAGCATTTCAAGCTCATGTCGGTCATGAATTTGAGATTGATTTCGAGTACCCGTTGAATGCGGTACTTGAAATACAAGAAGAAACTCCAGGATTCTCTATGGACGGAGACTTCTGGCCTATATTAAGTATTCCAGACAGCCACATCTGGAGTATAGAAGAAATTGAAGAGGCTTGTGCAAACGAGTTTTATGCAAGTCTATAAAGCAATACCGGACAGTAAATGCGCTGTTCGGTTTTTTATTTTAAAAGTCTTTTCTTTTTTCATCTCATCTCACATCATCTCATCTCATCTCATTTGAGACAGCCTTCCAAAGCCTTCTTTATTCTTTATTCTTTTTTCTTTATTAAGTTTTTATCCCTATAAATACAAGTTTATTAATTTTTAAATAAGGGGAAGTAAAATGAGAGTATATGTTTTAGAAAATCTTTTTTCTTCTCATGCTGAGCCTGCTTGGCATGAGAATTTTGTAACTGAAACTTTCTCTAACGGCGATATACTGTTAGAAAATAGTTTTGTTGTTAATAATAATTTAAGAATGGACTCACTTGACCCTGATGATGAAGGGTTAGTGTGGGTTTATTCTAATCCACCAGAACTAAGTGACGAATTGCTCGAAAGAGCGAGACGTTGCTTTGACTAGGTAATCTATAAGCACTGTTAGATATGAAAAAATCTGATAGTGCTTATAGACGTTTTATCCCTATAATTATGAATTTATTAACTTTTACATAGAGGTGAACTATGGAGATTGTAAAAGCAGTAGAATTTGAGTTTGGAACTCAATATACCATCTATAGCGTTTTATGCTTAGATGGTAGAAGAATACTAGCAGTTTCAGACAGATATATTGTCTGGAACAAATAATAACTAAGAAGAAAAGAGGTTTAAAATGGAAGCTTTTCCAGGATGTCCCTGTGGTTGTGCCAGTGCCACTGAGTGCTGGGACAACCAAAACAATGGCTTGTGTCACTGTGAGTGTATGGAAGCTCACAGTGAAGAAGACCAAGAAGAGGAAGAAGAATAATTATTAAGACCTGTATAGTTTATCTATATAGGTCTTAATAGCTAAGAAGCATATAGAACTAATAATATATTCTCCCTTTAGTTCTGGTATTAATAATATTAATTTTTAAAAAAGGAATTCAAAATGAAAAGAGTTATTGAAAGAGAAATAAATGCCAGTGTTGAGCTGGCAAAAGAAGAAATGCCAGCTGAATGGCTGGCAGAGGCAAAAAACTACCCTCATAGGCTTTTTGCCTTCAGGGGTAAAGTAGAGCCTGATGGCTCTGTTTCACCTTTAGCTTACTTCTTCGAGTATGAGGGAGAAGACGCTTGTCACGTCTCCCATTGTGCTCACAAAGACGTTTTTCCCTATCGTTACGGTAGGGAATATCTATAAATTGCTTTTGTCTCGGTGTGTTTTGGTTAGCCGAGACAAAAAATGACTATCTTTAGAATATAAGGTTTTTTTATTTTAAGAGTCTTTTCTTTTTTCATCTCGCCTTGCTATCAAAGAAATATTAATCAGAAGATATATTTTGTATATAAATAAAAATCCGTAAGAGTTTTTTCTTTTTTCTTTGATTGTAATATTAATTCTAATTCTGAAGAAGAAGAAGAAGAATAATATAATAAGACTCTGATGCCTTTAGGTGTTAGGGTCTTATTTTTTATTCAGCTAAGAAGAAGACAGAACAAGCCTAATACCTCCCTTTAATCACGATATTAATAATCTAATTTATAACAGAAAGGAATACTATGTATTTACTAAACGCAATATCTTTAAATATGGTTAAGCCTAGCAGAGGCAGAATAGAGTTTGAAAAGATAGAGGATTACAGAGCTAGATTTGCTGTTATAGCAGGTCTAGACGAGATAATAAACTGTATCGGTCATGCTGATACAGATAGAGTAGTAAGACACCATTTGGGAGAAGTATTAGATATCCCAGTAGGTGAAAGAAGAACAGTAATGTTAGACTATGGAGACTGTGCATTAGTAGCACAGTATAAGGGAGAAAGACTCCCAGAAGGCTGTACAGAGCTACCAGAAGGTAGTTCTATAGAGTATTATTGGGTTAAAATAAATTAACAATACGATAGAGGGTATGTTCTTTATATCCTCTATCGTATTTTAAACTAAGAAGAAGACAGAACCATATAGTCTCTCTCTCCCTTTACCCACGATATTAATAATATAATTTAATAATGAGGTGTATATGAAAGATTACAGATACTTACTAGATAAAAAAGAATCAATAAATTGGTTAGAAATATTAGGTATATTAGCTAGTATACCGTTAGGTTACATATTCATTGTAATACTATTCTGTCTTTAATTTATCTTAATATGAAAGGAATAATAAACATGTATAACGATCTATATAATAAGTATATAGAAGAAGTATTACCTGTAATAGAAACATTCGATGAAGAATATTACCATACCATGAATAACATAGTAGAATTAGTATGGTATAATCACCTAGTAGGTAAGAATACCTGCTCTACTACTCAAATAGAAAAACTAGGTGATGTTAAGATATTTAACAAGTTTGTAAGAAGACTATCCGAAACAGGTTGGATAGAATCAGATGTTAATGCTAATTTTGCTTTCTTAACTATTCCTAAGGGTAAAATACCTAAAGAAGAAGAAACTAACCTCACAATAGACGCTAAATTTGGCAAATATAAACTTACCAATTACCCTACAACATTGGTTAATAAAGCTAAGAGAGGTAATAAGTATTATAAAGCTAAATTTAAAAGAGAAGGGTTTAAACTAGCTGGTAATTTCCAATATAGCTTTGATACAGATGTCTTAATAGATAATCTGGAAGAGATAGCAGAAGATTGTATGAAAGACCTACCTGTAGCTATAGCTGATGTATCATATCAGGATATGATATCTATTATCCTTGAATATTACACTATGGCAAATGAATGGTATAATCTAGAAGATAACATATCTGATAGTAGAGGTAGAGCTATTTTCCAATGTACTAAAAGAATATTTAATCCTATAGGTTTTAAAACAGCTAGAGCATTAATGAAAATAAAACCAATCAAACTAACTAAACAAGGAGAAAAGTATGTATATTTATTCATAGCAGAACTGTTTAAGAATAAATTACCTACATTAAGCCAAAGAGAGCAATTTGGTAGAGATATGTATAAAACTAATACCTATCCTATAGATTGTTCTCTAGATGTCAGAATATGGCTGTTTAGGCTATATAGAGACCTAAAAGCTAATAAGAAAGAATGGGATATACCAATATCCATAGATGCTTGTGCTAGCCTTGCCCAACTTAGTGGTTGTCTTCTTAATGATAAAGAACTTCTATCTTATACTAACCTAATAGGTAACAGATTAGAAGATATATGGACTATAGACGGTATACCAAGAAAGCTAGTGAAGTCTGCGGCTCAGCCTCTGATGTACGGAAGTAGTGCTACTATACAAGATTTATGGAAGAAGTCTAAATTACCCTATACAATTAAACAGGTAGTAAGACTAAAAGAAGAAGTAGATAATGGTAGACTTAAAGCAATAAATAATTTTAAAGACTTCACTATATCAAACTGTAATCTTAAACCTAAATTTACAGCTATAATTAACGGTGAAGAAGTAGAGGTAGAATGTAATAGATATACTACTACACCATCAATACATAGTATGCTTGTATATACTACCAGTCAAAGAACAGTTAAACCTATAAATAGAATAGAGTATAATACACCAGATTTAGAGAGATTCAGGCTCTTTACTCAAACATTGTTACTGCATTGCAGCGATAGTCAGATAATGAATAAAGTATGCATAGACTTAGATGGTAACTTTATGCCTATACATGACTCTATGACTTGTCATCCTAATCTAGTACATAAGATTAAACAATCATACAGAAATCATATCTATGATGTGTATAAGAATAGAGAAAAGATAATAAGAGAATATTATACATCTATAGGTATAGAAGAAGAGCTAATAAACCAATTTGTAGACAAATATAATATAAAAGGAGAGGATATTAAAACCTTTAATCTATCTGGATTACTATAACCTAGTAGTCTAATAATCTAATTTGTGAATAGCATAATATCAGAATACGTCTGGTATTATGCTATTTATTTTTAATAATTAATAGGAGACAGAATAATGCTTAAAATAATTAAAGAAATAGGACCAGAAAACGGTGTAATAGCAATGAAGAATATGAAGCCTTTACAAGTAGGTATAGTACAGAGCGGTAATTATAAAAATGCTGTAGTAATGAGAACTGCAAACGATGCCCACTTTGAAGTGATGAACTTATCAAAACCAGAAGTAAATAGTTATTGGGGCAGTAATTCAACTTTATCTGTAAAATTGATACCTAAAGGCGAGAAGATAATAATAGAACTATTTAATGAATAGAATCAATAACAAAAAGGAGAAATAAGATGGAAATTTTAAGTTTTAGAGTAGGGGATAAAGTTTGGGATGTAAGATTTGGTAATGGTTATGTTAAAGAAGTATATCATAACACATTTTATAGTGTAACAGTTGCTTTTAAGGATAATATAGAAGTTTATACATCAGACGGAAAACACTGTATAGGTAATCCCTTTAAGTCACTTTATCACGGACATGATTTAAAAGTTATAGGAGAACAAATACCTATAAGAGAGGTGTGGGTAAATCTATGGTGGAACTCTATAACAAAAGAAGTAGTAAGAACCCGTACATTTTATGAAACTGAAGATATTGCACGTAAAAATACTATACCTGAAAACCAGGGTAATCTTACCTATCTTAAAACAATACAAATAAAAATACCACATAGTTAATAATCTAATTTATGAACTAAAGGAACGTAATATGGAAACAATATACATAAATAAAGAAGGTACAAGATATACCTACAAAGATGAAGACAGCTTTTTAAAAGAGGTTAAATATAAAGACAATATAGAACAGTATTGTCTTAAAATAACAGAAGATAAAACAGTTAAAATATATGATGAACGCTTAATAATGGTAGGTGCGTAATGAAGTACGTAGCAATAATAGGCTTACTAGCTTTTATAGTAGGCACTATAATGAGATATATGAGAAATAATGGAAGAAAAAGTTAGACATACAATAATTAAAAATAACAAAGAGAGTACTGTTCAAAAAGAGGTACAAAGAATAAAATAAACTACAAATAATAGAAGGATAATATGACATATCCATATAAATACCAAAGAGGTGATAGTGTATCTGTAGAACCTAAACCTACAGAAGGTACACATGAAGTAGGTAAGGAGGTTATTAAAGATATAGAAGACAGAATAGACTTAGGATTAAGTAGATATGGTAGTCTATTAAAGACCTTTAATAACAGAGACTCTTTAGTAGACCTATACCAAGAACTAATAGATGGTTGCATGTATGTTAAACAGAAACTTATGGAAACAGAAGAGATAAAAGAAGAACTAAGAATACTAATAGGAATAATTAGAAGCTTACCAAGTACAAGAACAAATATACTACTATATAACAAACTAAAGGAGATTAGAGATAAGCTATGAATACTATACCAGAACTATTCGATAAAATAAAAAATAACATTGAGCAAATACAAAAAAACAATAAATGGATTAAAAAAATTGAAATAAGTAGAGACGATAGAGGGCTTACAGTATGGATAAAAACTGATACTTGTCTTTCCGATAAGTATTTTTGGTCTATAGAAGATGCTAAAAACTATGTATTAAAACGAAATATATTAAGAAGAAATTACAGAACCCCTAAATTTAAAAGACACACATTATGAATACTCTTACAAAAGAAGAAAAAAGAATATATAGCAATAGAGAAACTAAAGTACTTAATGGCATAGAAGTATTTCTTTGTAAGAAATACAATTGCTGGTTAACGGAAGAGGGATGCTTAAAAGTGCAAAGAAAAAACTCTACTACTAAACAAGGCTCTGATAGATATATTTTCTATGCTAATTCTTTAAGGGACAATTTATGCTCTATATGTTCTTATTCTAAAATAATACAAAAATTACACAACACTAAGATACATCACAGACAAGATATGCCTAAGAATTATATAATAAAATGTAATTGCTGTGGAGAGATGGTTACTAGAGACGAACTACATAAAACCGCTGACGGCAAACCATTAGGTAGGGTATGTTATAACTGTGTGAAAAACAAACAAACACAAAGAAGAGATGAAAAAAGGTTTAAAATATGAAAGTTACAAATGTAAGAAGTTATGGTTTTGAAGATGCTATATATGCTATGAGACTACCCTTAGATTCTCACAACAAATCAGATAGCTATTATGATAGTAAAGGTATTTATCATATAGGTGAAGAAGATAAGAAGCTATCTATGAAGTTAATTAAAGCAGGTTCAGACCATAGAAAACATATAAGACTAATGAAAGTAGGTTTTACAGTAGAATTGCCTTTGTATCTGATGAAAGAACTAGATACGTATAAAATAGGAACTGACTGGGTAACATCTAGTACTATGCACAAGCTAGGTAGTAGACTGCTTAATAAAGATGATTTTGAAACAGATAATTGGAATTTAGAATGGGAACAGATTACTGGCATACTTAATTCTAAAATACTTAAATGGCAAGATACAAAAGATAAAGCTATATGGAGAGAAATTATACAATTATTACCACAAGCTTATTTGTATAGAAGAACTATAGTTATGTCTTATGAAGCACTGTTAAATATGTATAATAGTAGGAAGAATCATAAGCTTGTAGAATGGAGATATCTGCTATCTGAATTATTAATAAACATTAGATATCCTGAATTTATACAGGGAAAATTTCAATAAGGAGAATTAAATGACAGCCTTAAAATTGGAAAACTTAAAACTGAATGACTGGATTATTGGTGAAAGTACTTTTTTTGATACAATTATGCCGATAATAAGACAAGTTAAAGCTTATCCTAAGTACGATAAAAATATGGGGCAAGATTATACTCTTACATTAAATGATGATATTTTATTTAAAAGTAATTATAAATATCTAACAATTAAACCTGAAGCCATGCAAAAAAACACAGTTATTCATTGTTCTGAAAAATGGATGGCTGAAGCGTTATGCTGGGTTATGGATAAGCTTGGGAAAAGATGGTGCAACGGTGAGTCTTTTTTAGCTAATACCCAATGGAAGTACTATCAAAAGAAAATTTGTTATAATTTTTATGATGGCAAGTGCGGTAAATGTTCTTATTACAAACATTTAGATTATAAAATAATTCCATTCTGGGATGCGGTATGCGGTGAAGATTTTGTTGGTGCTTACGATAATAACAAAGGAGAAAAGGAAATATGCGGAGAAAAAAAGTATGAATGGAACACAAACTATAATTATATAAGTGTAAATAGTATGTTAAATGCCATACCAGAATGTATAGCCAAAGAAGATTTTAAGGTTTGGTGTTTTGAACATGATTACAGTGCTTTTTCTACTATTTACTTTAGAAGTGATAATGGTGACATTCTACTAAAGGAGCTACACAAACCAAACCGCAAAGCATGGTTAAATTTTGCAATCAGGCAAGGGTATGTTAAAGAATTTAAACCTAAACCTACTTTTAGAGTGGGTGATGTTATAGAAATCACAGAAGGAGTGGTGGGTGTAGAAAGCAGATATATTATAAATGCCTGTAAAAAAAATGCTGTGTGCTTAAACAGTATAAAAGGTGCTAGGTGGGGAGATATGTTCTCGGTTGAAGATGTCGGAAACATAAAATATGAAGAGATATATAACAAAATACGTAAAAATTTTAAGAAAGTAGGACATGGAATAAACTTTCTCATATAAGGTTTGTATAAAAAAACAGATAATCAATAGGAGATAAAATGAATAAAAAAGTAGTGGTGTATGAAAAAGAAGAGTTTGATTTATCTTACGATACAAAAGGTACTTTAGTAGGTCTTATCGAAGAATTAACTAATTTAAAACAATTAATACCAGAAGAATACATAGAAGATACACAAATAAGCTTAGAAACTTATACAGATAGCTATAGTTGTTATATAGGTGTAGAAATATATTATTATAGACCAGAGACAGAAGAAGAAGAGATAGAAAGAATAAATAAACATAGGGAAGAAATGTTAGCTAAGCTAAGAGAAGAAAAGGAAGAATACGAAAGATTAAAAGCTAAATTGAGGAGTGGATATGAAAGATATAATAGTATATGTAATAAATATAAATAATAAATCACCAGATACACACAGTTTTATAAACAAAAATGTTTTTGCTTTTACAAACCATGTAATAGAATTAAAACAAGGAGAAGAGTTTAATAGATATATAGAAAAATTTAATAGAAAACATGGTATTATTCATACCGAAAATTATTACATACCAGATGACATAAAACAAATATATGATGATATACAAACAAGTTATGTTCTTAAATTAGAAGAAATAGCTTATAGAGCTACAGAACTAATGTCTGAATATATTAACCCTGAAAGATGGTTTGAATTAAAAAAACTAGTACATGAAGATACTAAACACTATTTAACAGACTATCTTATGAGTGAATATGACTTTGCATATGAAATAAAAAATGCAAAGAATATAAAGATAGAAGCGATAATTAAATATAGAATTTAATTATATATAAATAACTTTTTATAAAATAAGAACCCTACTAATAATCTAATTGGTGGGGTTTTATATTGTAAAGAAAATAGTTTAATTAAAGGAAATAAAATGAAAAAAGAAATTATATTTAAAAATGTATTTGATACAGAAAATATATGGCGTGATTTGGGGGATAACTTAAAAAATTTTATAACAGAATTAAATGGTTATTTAAGTAAAATACCAAAAGAGTACCAAGACAAAGCTTTTATAGAATTTAAGGAGAGTGGGTTTGAGATGGTAAGTTATAATATATATTATTTAAGAGAAGAAACAGATGAGGAATATAATGAAAGAATAAGAAAAATAGCAGATAAAATAAGCAGATTAGAAATTGAAGAACGTAAGGAACTAGAAAGACTAAAACTAAAATACGAAAATTAACTAAAACCATTCAAGTAATAACCAGCAAATAAAAAAGAAAATATTAAACCTATATTAGACTATGGGTTTGGTATTTTCTTTTTTATTTATACACTACAATAAGAGAGATAATGAAAATAAATACAATTTATCTACTAGCTAGAGAAGCTGAAGTAGGTAGTTTAATAGAATGCCCTGTATGTAATAAATTCTTTAGTAAGATGGATAAAGAACAGTATTTCTGTTGTCTAGATTGTCAATATAGGTTTCTAAGACTATTCATAGATGAAGAACACGAAAGAAAAATAAAGAGTCTATCTATTAGATATGACCTTAATGGTAGAAAGAATATAGGAGATATAATTCATTGCTGTGTGTGTGGTAAAGAAACAGTTAAAACTGTAGCTAATAAGAGGTTCTGTTCTAGTGAATGTAAAGACAGGTTTCATAATATAACAAATACAAACAGGATAATAAGGCTAGAGTATTATAAAGAATTAAACAAACTATTTTAAGGGAACTTATTATGAAACAAAAAACAATCACTGTATATGAGTATATGGAATTGCCTGAAATAATAAAAGAAAAAATAAAAGCTAATCACTATCTTATACAGGATTCTATAAGTATTCAAATACAGAATATAAAAAAATATTGGGAAAGTTTTTTAACTGATACTATTGGTTTTATTGATGTAGATATAAAATCAGATGTTAGTTTTAGTCAGGGTTCTGGTACAAGTTTTACTTTTAGTGGTATTGATGGTGAAAAGCTAGAAAATTACTTATGCTATTGTAATAATAAATACGAACAACTCTTCTTTGTTTTTACAAAATGTCTTACAAGTTTAATTAATGTCTATACTAGAGAAAACAATTTTAGAAATTATTATGTGCATGAAAAAACAGTCTATATTGATTGGAATTTAAACAATTCAAGTATTCCTATAAAACTGGCAGATAATATCGATTGGTTTATTGAAAACTATATTGAACCTTTAAGATTACACATATGTAATAAAATACAGTCTGATCTAGAAGACCTAGTTTTATATAGCTATACAGATGAATACGCTAAAGAACTGTTTAAAGCTAACTATGTACATTTTACTATAAATGGTGAAGAAATTTAAGGAGACTTATGAAAAATAACTATGAAATTACTATAGAAGGTCATGGTTGTATGTTGAATGCTTATTTTAGTGGTACTACTGGTGTGTGGTTAAATATACCTGTGGATAAAAACTCTACTGTGGAAGACATATTAGAAGGTTTAAAACAAGAAATAATAAGTGTTAAAGATCATATCTTTTACACAGGTGTAGAACGATATGGGATGGAAGAAGAAGATGTTGAATTAGGGCTTAAAAAGGCTTTAGACGGTCTTATGGAACTTAATAAAAACAGACTAGAACAACCTTTTTTAGAAATATTAGATTTTACCTTCGATGATATGGCAGACGATGAAGAATATCCTGTTCAAATAATAACTATTGAATTTGTGGAGGTGTAATATGATATGGGAATAGAAACGACAAATGCGGTGATGATAGTAGAATATCTTCTATTCTTGGTAAAGCGGGAGAATTACGTATAAAGAATATTCTTGTATCTGATGAAATAATAGAAGCCCATAATAAAATAAATAATGAATAATAGTCTATACCTACTAATAAACTAATTTATAGATATAAAATAAAAACTAATACTAACATATAGACTATAGGTATAAGTACCTATAGTTTTGCTATTTGGAGCTATAAGAGGTGTATATGAAACATAATTATCATTCAATAGATAATCAGAGAGTGCTAAGTAAATTGGTAGACAGAGAAGTTATAACAAATCAATCTTATTTAGTAACAGAATTATTAAAACATCGTTATGATGAAGCAGAATGGATAAACGAATACACAGATAATTCAGAAGAAATAGAAGAACTACAAGAAGAGGAGACTAGATATAGAAGAGCTGTAGTATTAGCAGAGATAAAAATAGATGTATACTCTGAAGAACTACAAGAAGCTATAGATGATAATAACAACCTAATACAAGAAGAAATAAAAAATAAAATAGATATATTAACATCTGGAATAGCCAATATAAAAAACAGAGTAGAAGGTATAGAAGAAACTATATATAGTCTACAGATAGAAGAAGAAGAGATACATAAAGAAATATATGAATGGTGGTTAGTAACACCATGGTTTGAAGATAAACTAAAAGAAAAAGGTGAGGTATTTCTAGAGCTATTTGGTGAAACATGGTGGGGTAGGCAATGTACAGGTCAAGCTATACTACTAGACTATGTTATAGGTAGTATAGGTGAAGACATGGAAATATTAGAAGGACAGAGTAATCATAAATTTTGGGTGAACTAATATGAAAAATAAAAGAATAATATATATAAGCAAAAAAGATAAAAATTATCGTGAAACAGTGGATGAATTTGAAAAGTATAAAGAGGCATTAAAAATACTTAAAGAATATCAAATTTCAGATTGTACCGCAGACTGCTATTTAAGTCAAAGATGTTGCAATAACTGGAGAGATTAATATGAGAAAAACGATATATTGTCCTAGAGTTAAACCTTTAATAAACCCTACTACAGATAAACCTATGATAAATGCTTATGTAATATATACAGGTAAAGGTACATTCTTACAATCTTATAATAATATTATTGTAGCTGATACTTTCTATGGTTTATTTCTAGATAAAAAATACTATGCTAAATCAGCTACAACTAGTAGACATAGAAACGCTTTTCTTAAAGTTACTAATAAAGAATTTAAAGATAATTTAGATAAAGGTTTATACAAATTTACACAACTGAACTATGAAAGGTTTTATGATGATAATGAATGGAATAGAGAGGAATAGCATTTCTATAGATAACATACTAAAGAATGCTATTAGAGATAATAAGCCTATAAGTATAAAAGTAGTATGTGAAAGTGGTGATGTATCTGTAAATATAGAAGTAGAACAAATGAAAAAGATGAAAGCAGGATTGGACTATAAACCGTTTAAAGAAATATCTACAGGTTTTATAGACGGTGTACCAGGCTTTGTATTAGATTTTGCTAAATCTTTATATGCACCAACAAGACAAGTATTACTAATGTTACATAGATTAAAAGATGATGGTACTAAAGATTGGTATAGAGTAGTATCTATGGCTGAAGCTTGGGTAGACGAGTTTCAATATAAAGAAGACCATATTTCTTTAACAGAGCTTGTAGAATATAATTCTGTATATCTATTCTTTTCCAGACTTAGGTATTTAAAGGAAGGAGAAACTAATCCATATGGGTTGTATGACTATAAAAAGAAAGGATAATATTTTGTATGTTAGAACTATTAGAACAAGAATTATTAAAACAAAATATATTCAACAATGAATTACCTAATATAGTAAACCAATTAACTAATACTATCTCGGCTAAAATACCTTATAGAATGAAATTAGCCTTAGCTATACATGAGCTAATAGTATTTACAACACAGTTTAGAAGAAACATTCTTCATTGGAATAAAAGTATAATACCAACCAACGGCTTGACTTTCGTGCTGAGTAAGTCTGGCTCAAGCAAGGACAGTTCTGTTAAAGCTATAAGAAAATGTTTTGAAGAGAGTTATAACAAAATACAGACGGTAAGATTAAAGCATAATGAAAATATGGCTATAACAGAAGCTATAGAGCAGAATGCTAAAAATCCAAGGCAATGGTCTACATATAAAGAATATCTTAAACCTCTTAATCCTATGATAGTAGCTCCATCTACAGTAGAGGGGTTTATACAACATCTTAATGATATAGATGCTCTTGGTATTTCCTCTGGTGCACTATATTCCGGAGAGTTTGGTAGTGAATTAGCTACTAATTCCGATATGACTAGTCTTGTCAAACTTCTTGCAGAGTTATTCGATGAAGGTAGTAAAGAAGTTAAAGTACTAAAAGATAGAAATAATCAATCTAAAGAAATAAAGAACTTACCTGTATCTGCATTACTAGTTGGTAGTGAAGATAACATACTATTAGATGAGAATATTAAAAGAAAGTTTAAAACAGAGTTTACAACCAAATTAGCTAGAAGGTCATTCTTTTATTATTCTAAAGAAGATATAAAACCTCCTAAGTATAGTAATGTAGCTGATATGTTAAAAGCAGAAAAAGAGATAGAGTTTCTAGCTGTAGAAAATAAAAATAAAGCTACTAAAGAAATAAATAATGTATGTGATTACCTATTAAATAAGATAGGTGAACCGATAACAGTAGACGATAAAGTTATAGACCTATTTCTTCTATATAAAAGATATAATGAAGAAGTAGCTAATACTATGGAATATCAATTACAAATATCTAAACTATCAAGACAACATTTACAGTGGAAAGCATTGAAACTATCTGGTGTATTTGCTTGTTTTAGATGTTCAGATAAAATAGAAGAAGAAGATTATAAACAAGCAGTAACATATACAGAAATGTTACATAACGATATTATTATGTTTGAGAAAGAATTAAGTAAAGAACCTTATGAAATGTTTGTAGATTATATAAATACATACATAGGTAATGATACATCTATGTTTGTAGACTCAGGTACATTAAAGAAACTAGGATATATACCTAATAGTAGTAATATATTATCTAAAATAAAAGACCTGACTATAATGGCTTCTACATATGACAATACAGGTATCTATACACCTAAAGAAGATGGTGTATCTTATATGAAGATAATAGAAAACAAAGAATTAGGTGTATCTTATCTTAATATTGAAGGTAGTAAAGAAGATAGAAAAAATAAATGTGCTAAAGGTTATAAGTACGAACAAGTACAGTTCTCTGATTTAGCAGATATGCTTAAAGAAGATTTAGTCTATAGTCCATTTAAGTTTACTAACGGTATTAGAAGTAAAGAAAACGTAGTAGGTAAAACAGGTTGGGTAGCTTTAGATGTGGATAAGTCTACTATGACTGATGAAGAAGTACACCTAATATTAGAAGATATTAACCATCATATAGCTAGAACAAGTGATGTTAATAATGCTTACAAATTTAGAGTTCTAGTTGAGTTAGATACAGAAGTAGATGTAGCAGATAATGAATGGGTATTTTTCATACAGTCTATAGGCAAAGAACTTGGTTTAGATGTAGACCCTTTACCTAAAGCACAAATATTTTATAGCTTTTCCGGTAGGAATATATTGTCTGTAACAGATGCTTCTCCATTACCTGTTAAAGAACATATAATATATGCTTCTAATAAAGCATTATTTAAGACTAATAAACCAATTTCTGCAAGTGTTAAAAGTAGTTTATTAAACAACAGAAGAGAAACATTTGCTAAAGCATATGAAGCTAGGGATGGTGAAGGTAGTAGGAAGCTGATATGGTCTGCTAAATATGCTAAAGAACTTGGAGCAGACAAACAAGAAATAATAGACATAGTAACAGAGATTAACGATTTTTGGGTACACCCATTACCAGAAGATAGGTTTAATAAAACAATTATATCACAAATTAATAGGTGGTTTTAATGTCATTTAAAATGAAAGAATATAAAGGTAAAGAACCTGATCTAATATGGACATATCAAGGACAAGATATAACAGATATACAACAGTTAAGAGATATTCTTAATAAGAAAGCTATATATGGAATCGTGTATAAGATTACATATGAAGATGGTAAATTTATAATAGGAAGAAAGAAGGTAGAAGGTGTAGTTTTATACATACCTAAAGGAGGTAATGTAAAACGAGAAGGACATATGAAATTTGTTAGTAGAAAGACTGCTAAGAAATTTAGAAGATACCATAGAGAATTATGCCATGAAGAATTTGCATGGAAAGAGTTTGATGGTAGGTTCTTACATACAGCTAAACCTATTAAAAAAGAAATACTACAGGTAGCTTATAGCTTTAAGAATATAATATATCTTGGATTAAAAGAAATGTTTAAACATGATGTACTAGAAGATAAGAATTGTCTAAATGATTGTATAGATAAGCTATATACTAGGAAAGAAATAGAGAAAATGCCTAAAATAGTTAAAGCTAGATTACTAGGTTATTAAATAAACATAAAGAAAAATAAAAGGATAATAAAATGGAAGCAAAGAAATGTGATATATGTGGAAAAGAGAGTTCGAGAAAACCTTCTTATTACGAATCCGGCTATAAGATTGAAATAACTGTTAGTAATGAAGAAGAAGCTTATATAAACGTATGTTCTTCATGTATAGCAAAGTTAACAAAATAAACTGCTGACAGACATAAAGGCGTTGTTAAAAAGAATAACATATAACTCAAGAGGTAATTATGTGGAAACAAATCAATAAAACCAATGAAGTACAGGTTGGTGATAAGGTAATGGTGCAGGGAAGTTATGGGGACGTGTATGTTCATGAGGCTGTGGGTTTTGTTAAGGAAATTGCAAACGAACCTGCGATGTTGAGAATTAAATTTCCTTCTTGGACAGAGTGGTTTACTACTACAGGGCGAAATTATAAAATACATAAAGAAGTTCCGGCAACCTATGCTTTCTTCAACAAAGAAGATGCAAGACATCTTATAGGCAAGAAAGTAAGCTTTCGTGATAAAACCGACGGATTGGGATATCAGGCTATACTATATGATATAATAGAAGGAAATTTTCCTTTTGTAGCTGAAACTGAAGCTAAGCATAGATTCATACAGGAAATCATCCCAGTCAAACCACAAGAAGACAGTAAGTCAAAACTCATTGCTATTGCTAAGGAAATTCTATCCCAGTTCAAGGAGGAATATGTTTAATCTAACAGAAGAGGTTAGATATTCAGTATATAATAATATTTATGTAATAAAGAGAGTATTAAGAGAAATAGCACAAACAAAGCCTATAATAGCATTAGATTTTGAAACCATACCTAAGTATACCAAAGAAGATAAAGACCAGATGTCCTTGCTGTTTGATAGCAATAAAGACATATCTCTATTACCTAAAATAAACAGTAATGGTTTATCTCATCCTAGTCTAATAGATATATCTCATCTATCTGTAGCTTGGTCTAAGAATGATGCTGTAGTAATAATCTGTGATACAGAAGAAATAAGGCATACTATATTTGATTGGTTAATTACTATAGATAACCTACAGATATGGTCTAACTTTAGTTATGATGGTAAGATTATATACCATTATACTAATAAGTTTCCTAAAAGGTATGAAGATGTACAGCTAATACATAAGGCTAGGGTTAATCATTGTGAACCACATAAAGCATTAGTAGGTTTAAAAGAATCTATGGGTCATATGTATGGTGATTGGGGAATAGATAAAACTGAGTTTACTATAGAACATATGTATACAGATAAGATGTTAAAATACTCAGCTACAGATAGTTGTGCTACTTATGCTAAATTTATTAATCTTAATTATAATACTGAATTAAAACCTAGAGTAACTAATCCTATAGACTTACTTCCTTTAAAAGCTCACCCTATTAATGGAGAGCCTAAAGAAGAAGACTATTTCTATAGAAATGTAATTAAAGCTTTAATACCTATGTTTATTAAATTAGCTCTTACAGGTATTCCTATATCATTAGATAAGGTACAAGAACTAGAGCCTAAAATAGATAAGGTATTAGAAGAAGCAGATAACACTTTTAATAATTCTAAAATTATAAAAAAATATTTAAATGTAAAACATAAGGCAGAAATAAAAGAAAAGAAAAAAGAAGTACTAGGTAAGAAGAAAACATATCAAGACTGTATTACAGAATTTAAACCTAATAATAAAGTACATAGAAATTTTATTATAAATACATATTTAAAAGATAAAGGTTTGGATAAATATCTATTAGATGATTGGAATATAAAAGATTTAAAACAATTATGTCTAGTAGTACCTAATGTATTTTTACAATTATTTATAGATAAAGATTATATTAACCCTATTGTTAAGCAACATATAGATAAAGGGATGGTAGAATTAGCTAAACATAAAGCAAATATATATAACAATAATCTTGAAGATAAAGCTAATAATCTAACTCACGATATACGATTTAATCCTAATAGTTCTGTTCAGAAAAAAGAGTTACTATGGGACTTCTTAGAAATAGAATCTGATACTATATCTAATAGAACCAATAATTATAGTTATAATAGAGCTGAATTAGAAAGAATATTAATAGAAATAAACCATAAACTAGAGGAATAGTATGATACCAATAATTATTTTTATAATATTGTGTGTGACTTTAATTATTTTGATTAAAGAATAATTTTTACTTTCACAATAAAACAGTAAATGGAGGGTTAGTATGGAAATACTAAAAGAAGAAGTATGGGTAATAATGAGTAAAGATAGAAAATATATAGCTAAAGGTTCACCAAGAAATAGGTATCTGATCTCTATTAATAACCATAAAGATAAAAAACGTATCTTAACATATTCTTCTAAAGATAAAGCAGAATCTGGGTTTAAAGATTATGGATTTTTTAATGAACATATTATTGATGGGTATGGTTATAATAATTATAAACTCTCAAATTTTTTAGAAGCAGTTAAATGCGATTTTGTATTAACTAAAAAGGATTAAATATGATTAGTTTAATAATAGGCATACCAATTATGGTTTTATTATTATTTATTGCCTTTGAGGTAGGTAAATTTAAAGGTGCTTTAAACATTTACGATAAAATACTAAAAAACAATCCAGATTATTATTTAACTGAAGATTTAATAATTGAAGAAACATGGGGACCAGAATGAAAAGAAATTGCTATAATTATAATGTAGAATAACTGGTGTAGTAATAAAGAAACACTATCTGCTATTTTTATACACATTAAAGAAAGGGAATAGAATTGTTATCTGAAGAAGATAAAATAAGATTTGTTAATGGATTAAATGTATTAATCGATGAGATAATATTAAATTCTAAGAATCATGGTAATTACCCAGAAGATAAAGAACAAGCATATCTTGATTTTATAGAAGAGATAAATGAATTTAAAGAAGCTTATTATGAAGAAACTAATATATCAGAAGAATTAGCTGATATTATTATAACAGGATTTATTCTAGCATCAAAACTAGTAATAAATATACCAGAAGAAATATTAAAGAAACATGAGTTTAATTTAACCAGACCTTATGGTCATAAAAGGAGTAAAAATGAATAAATCACAAATAAAGTTTTTTATAGACCAAGCAAATATTATTAGAAACAGAATAGTAAAAAGACACCAAGAACTATTACCAGAAGTACCAGAACTAACAATTTCAGAAATGGCAAGTATGATACAAAACGGTAGTGCTAAATTTAAAATAGAATTATTTGCTAATGAGAATTATCCTAGTTTTTATAGTACTCAACGTAATCTTGAAGAATTATACGAGTACCCTAATGAAGGTTTAAGGAATTTCGTAAAACTAAAAAGAGCAGATATTATTAACGATATTGTAGATAAAGCAACAAGACATATAGAAAATATATGTCAAGATTTTGTTCTCAATAGAACAGAAGACCCAAAAGAAGTATTAGAAGATGCAGAAAAAATAATCTTTTTTAATTACAAAGATATTAATACTGTTAAAAAAGCATATAACGCTCTTGGCTATGGTTATTTACTAGAAGACTTACTAAAATTGGAGAATAATTAATGGGACTACATATTAAAGATGAAGAAATGTTTAATGAGCTTACACTAACAGATAGACTAACTGTATTGTACCTACTAAAGGATGGTCATTCATTACCTTATGCACTATCTAAATATCAAGAGTATTAGGAGGTGTTATGTCTTTAGATACTTTATCTAAAGAAGAGTTATTAGACTTAAAACAAGTAGTAGAGGCACTAATAGATTATTCTAATGGTGCTATTATTAAGAATAATTTTATAAAGAATTTTTATAATTGTACCATAAATGGAAGATTGTTTGGGAATTATGGGATTTTCGGAAGCAAAGGATTTCGTCCCACGAGTTCAGGTGGGGTTAATCTTCTTAACTTACCTAGTTCTGGTTCTAAATATGCTAAACCTATTAAAGAGTGTTTTGTAGCACCTGAAGGTAAAGTTATATATTCTGTCGATTTTAGTGCCCTCGAAGAACGTATATTAGCTAATCTATCAGAAGATAAGAATAAGGTAGCTATATTTAAAGATAACCTGGATAGTCATTGTCTAAACTCATACTACTATAATCCTAAAGCTGTAGAAGATATATTACCTAGACTAGAGGGTGAAGATACTAATGAGTATATTAAGAGATATAAGCATGAGGTAAATAATGGTAATA